AAAATTCAAGACCTAGAGCAGCAAATATTAAAAGCTTGGTCATTAAAAGAAGACATTAGCACTTTAACAGAAGCCGCAGATTGGACAGCCATTGACCCAGTGTTTATGGACAGGTTGTTAAGCATTGCTTGTGTTCATGAAATGCATATGGAAGCATTGTGGGGTGTATATGAAGAAGTGGTTAATGAATACTACGCATGGAAACCAAGAGAGGTAAGATTTGATGATTGATTATATTTTATGTTACGGCCCGTCATTTATTTTTGGTGGAATACTAACGATGTTGGTAATTTATATGGAAATGAAAAATGAAAATAACATTCAATCGCCATGAAATGCTCATATGCGAACTTTTTGGATCAATCCGAAGGAAGAACGCCATGCAGTTTAATAATGACCGTCAGGTCAGCCAGCAAGACCCTTACGACATGGATATAGATGGTTTCATGGGTGAATATGCTGTGGCAAAATATCTTAACGTTATGGTTGATACCACCATCAATGAAAAGAAGAACCCAATTGATCTTACATGGAATAACAAAACAATCGATGTCAAAGCTACTCGCAACCCTACTGGCAACATATATGTTACTGAGTATCATCGCAAGAAGCCGTGTGATTTGTATATACAGGTCATCATCGATGGGAGCACTGCCAATATTACTGGGTGGATAGACAGTGTAAATTTGTTTGATAAAGCCAAACTTACCACCAATAATGCCAGGACTTCCTACACGCTATTACAAAAAGATTTATATCCAATTGAAATGTTATATGTACCGCAATAAGAAGCTACTTGAAATCGTAAGAAACTCGCCATGTCAGCATTGCCAGTCCCAAAATGGGACTATAGTTGCTGCACACTCAAACCAGCTAAGAGACGGAAAAGGCAAAGGGATCAAGGCACACGACTATAGAATTGCTGCTTTGTGTTATTTGTGCCATTCAGAGCTTGATCAAGGCAAATCCATGTCAAGAGAAGAGCGTGTAGCCATGTGGGAAGAAGCTCATCGAAAGACAATAGGTTGGTTATTTGAGAACTACCTAACAATATAAATTATTTTTCCACAATATATTGACATAAGGTATCAATTATATGGTATATTTAGTGGTGTCTGCCCAACAGACTGCTTGCCCATTCTGTTTCCTAGCAGTTCAGCATGGCTGAAGCCCCCCTAAAAGACCTCTAGCTTAAAAAACTAGGGGTCTTTTTCTTTGTGGAAAAAAACCTCTTGCACCAAAAATTTCATGTGGTAATCTATCAGTGCTAGGAGACAAAATGAAACGACTTACCTCGTAATTGTATTATTTTCCCTTCTGCCGTACTCCAAACGATATTAAGAACCTACATGGGTTGCGTGGAAGAGATCATAGGCTGACGTTACCCCGTTGCATTGCCTCGTGAACTTAAATGGGTATCACACAAGATTTGAGAGCCGTGGTGAGACAACCTCAAGTCGATTGAACATTAACTCTGTGTAGGACTGGTTGTATATAGCAATTGTATATAGATTGTATATATGAATGGGTCGGGTGTGATACTCCTATCACCCTTGGCAGACCTATGGCAAAACGACTAGAAAAACTGACCAAATTTTGATAAACTGAAACACCAACTGCTAGGAATATATCAATGCAAACTGCTAAACTTTCCGTCATCGATGCGGAACAACAAGTCGACTCTGTTGAAGATAAGATAAAAGAATTAACCTACACCATTATTGCTTTGGATGTAGAGAATACCCACCTCAAAGACATCGTCTCGTCAAACCAATGGGATGCGTGTGACATCGAGATAGAAGACATTCAAGATACAGTTAAAGAACTAAGAGAACAAATACGTTGCTTGGATATTGATAATCAAGCCTTGCGTGATAGCAGGGATATGTTCCAAAAAAGAAATGCGGAATTGGTTCGTCAACTCAAGTCAATGATGAGAAAGACTTAGTCATGGACTTAGTATTGAGAGAACACCAAATGAGTGTTGTTGATAAGCTTCGTCAAGGGTTTAAAGACAAGCATCGATGTCAATTGCTATACGCACCAACTGGCTTTGGCAAAACCGAAGTGGCTATTTATTTAATGAAGGCATCGTCAGACAACTATAAAAGAACAGCCATGATTCTAGATAGAATTGTGCTGATTGACCAAACCAGTCTGCGTTTGTCAAAATATTCTATTCAGCATGGTGTATTGCAAGCTGATCATTGGAAGAAAGACCCGACTCAGCGTATTCAAATATGCTCTTCACAAACCATCGAAAGAAGGAACAACCTTCCCGATATTGATTTGATGGTTGTGGATGAATGTCATATCACTCGTCAGCAGATAACAAACATCATAAAAAATAATCCAAAGATTAAAGTAATTGGATTAACAGCCACTCCTTTCACAAAAGGCTTGGGCAATATTTATACAAATGTAGTGTGTGCATCGACAACGGAATACTTGGTGGATAACAAATGGCTCGTTCCGCTTCGTGTTTATATCTCAAAAGAGATTGACATGACTGGGGTAAAAAAGATTGCTGGTGAATGGAGTCCAGAAGAAGTTACGAAGCGTGGTATGCAAATCACGGGTGACATAGTTCAAGAATGGATTAGTAAGTGTCACGAAGTATTTGGCAGACCAAGAAAGACAATTGTTTTTTGTGCTGGTGTTGCACATGGCGAAGACTTGGTCGAACAATTTGCTCGCAAAGGATATAATTTTGTCAGCATTTCTTACAAAGATGATGGTGAATACAAGCAAGAGGTAATTGATGATTTCTCGAAACCAGATACAACCATTCATGGACTTATTGCTACTGACATTCTTACTAGGGGCTTTGATGTTCCTGATGTTATGGTCGGTATATCAGCTAGACCATTTAGTAAGTCCTTATCGTCACATATTCAACAATTGGGTCGTGTCATGCGTTCATGCGATGGCAAAGAGTTTGGGTTGTGGCTAGATCATTCGGGTAATTACATACGCTTCCGAGAAGACTGGGAAGAGATTTATGCAGAAGGTGTTAAAGACCTAGACGAAAAGCTTGAGAAGACAAAGAAAGAACCGACTGAGAAAGAAAAGATTGAGTCAAAGTGTCCTCAATGCCATGCCTTATGGATTAAGCATAGTTTGTCATGTGCTTCATGTGGATACGTCAAACCAAAACGACAAATAGAAGCAGTAGAAGGTGAGCTTGTCGAGCTTGGCTTTACTGGTCATGTCGAAAAAGAAGCTAAACAACATTTCTATTCAGAGTTACTTTATATCGCTGATGAGCGTTCATACAATCCATACTGGGCAAGCAATAAGTATCGTGAGAAGTTTGGTATGTGGCCTCGTAACTTAGAAGAAGTCAGAAGAGTTCCAACAGAGACAACACAAAAATGGGTGCAACACCGCAATATCGCATGGTCAAAACGTCAAAATAAAATGAGAGCATAATGATTGATTTTGTCAGCTTTGCTAAAGTTCATGGTTTAATCCTCAGCAATGTGGTTTACGACAAATGGGTTGCTACCCCAACAGAAGACCATCCACGTTCTAACAATGGTCGTTATAAGTTTTTAGGTGATGTTGGATGGGTAATTAACTGGGCAACAATGCAAAAACCAGTGACATGGTTTGCAGAGGGAAAAAATTCCTCGTCAGCGGAAGTAAAACAACTTATAGCCCAGTCAAACAATGAGCGAGACCAAATGGCTTATAAAGCCTCGTCAAAAGCATTATGGATTATGCAGCAGACCAGTTTAGCCACGCACCCATACCTCGAAGCAAAGGGATTTCCGAAGGAGTATGGCAATGTGTGGGTTAAAGATGGGGAAAGTATCCTAGTCATTCCTATGCGAAGGGACAATGCCTTGATAGGTTGCCAACTCATCAACGAACAGGGGAAAAAGAAGTTCTTGCAAGGTCAGACTAGCAAAGGTGCAACTTTCACAATTGATGCAAAAGGCACTCCGATATTTGTCGAGGGGTATGCGACTGGCTTGTCCGTCAGACACATCATGAAAACTATGAATATCCCTTATCGTATCTACATTTGTTTTAGTGCAAGTAACATGGAGTTCATAAGTCGGAACATCGGGGGTGGCATCGTCATCGCTGATAATGATCCCAACTGTGTCGGAGAGATGACTGCCAAAAAGACAGGCAAGCCGTATTGGATTTCCGAGACAGTCGGGGATGATTTTAATGACTACCATATGAGGGTGGGTAATTTTAAGGCAAGTCAGTCGTTAAAGAAGATGCTACTTTCAGTAAAAACCTAGCTTCAATCTGCCTAATCCTTTCACGAGTAAGGGAGTATTCTTTGCCTACGGCAGTCAGTGTATATCCTTTTGCTCTTTTATTCAAAACATCCCAGTATTTATTACGCAGTGTTTCATTGTTGCGTTTAAACATTTCGTCAAAGGTTTCCCTCGATGGGAATTCAAT